CCACAATTGAGTAATATAGAAGTTACTCATTACGACGTCACATTGCGTTATCCAACTACTACTCAAGTTTTGGAAGAAATAATAAGCAAAGATTGTGATGTAAAACAAACTCACGTTAGAGTTAGAACTGCGACTGACCCATTGAACAATTTGGGTAACGCACAACATAATACTGAAAAGTACACTCCATTATTAGGATCTGATGACCTAGGTGGAGAGTCAGCACAGCACATGGTCGGCAATAATCGTGTTATGGATCTACTAAAAGAACTTGAAGTAGCTAAAAAAGAACGAGAAAGCGCCCAAAACGCTAGTGCTAAAGACTAATAGGTCATAGGAGAAAAAAATGGATTTTAAGAAATTAATACAACAAATTGATAGCATAGAAAAGCCAAAGAAGCAACTAACCGAAGCTTCAATGAATATATCGTTCAATGCTGATACTGCTGATGAAGTTGGAGTTATGCTTGACAGGCTCAAGGGTATTGCAACCCCTGCCGCTAACCCAGTCGACAGTAACATGGGTGCAGATATGCAGAAGTTTAAAGCAGCACTTGGTGGTATGGAAGGTCCTCCAGCCCCACCTGCTATAGCAAATGCTCCTGAAGAAGAATATGCAGGTGTTGATGCTGTCACTGGTTCAGGTGATGACATTCACAAGTCAAAAGACCCAGCAGATATTCGTGTAAAAGATCCTTCAATAGCACATGACATCAAGGATTGGGCAAATGAGCCAGAAGAAAAGCATTCAGATCATAATACAATGATCAAGGATTTGAGCGGTGGTCTAAACCGTGAAAAGAAAATGTTCAAGCCAGCAGCCAAGGGTGACAACCCTATGGCAGTTGAGTCAATCAAAAGTCGTTTGCTACAAGCACTTAGTGAAAAGAAAGCAAAACCAGACTTCCTCGATATGGACAAAGATGGCAATAAAAAAGAGCCAATGAAAAAGGCTTTAAAAGACAAGAAAACAAATGAAGCAGCAAAACCAGACTTCCTCGATATGGACAAAGATGGCAATAAAAAAGAGCCAATGAAAAAGGCCGTTGCTGATAAAAAAAAAGAAGTGAAAAATGAGGGGCTGACTAATCAGCCATCAGCCCCTAGATCAATGAACTACTTGATGAAAATGAGTAAAGGCGGAGATGAAAAATACTTCGTCTTTACTTATGAAATGCCATATGGTATACATTATCCTGAAGCATTTAAAAAGCAATTAAAAGACAATCCAATAGCACAACAATTAATGTCACAAGGTTACAGTCAACCAGACATGATTTCTGGGATTCCAGATGATATAGATGCTGCTATTAAACAGCAACAAGAATTAGCAAAAGCATGGGAACCTAAAAAGTCTGAATATCCAGTTCAGTACTACGATGCTGTAAATGCTATTAAGCGATACACTAAATTAAAAGATTTGCTTAATACGGTTAGTATAGAGAAATAAAAATGACTAAATCGTTAGATGGCGTTCTTATTAAAAAGGCCAATCAAAGAGAAACCTTTACTACAGAACATATAGAAGAGCTTCTAAGATGCACAGATCCGGATGATGGATATTTGTATTTTATGAAAAACTACTTCTATATCCAACATCCAGTAAAGGGAAAGATAATCTTTGAACCTTATGAATATCAGATAAAGCTATTAAAAAGCTATAACGACCATCGATTTAATATAAACATGCTACCGCGTCAAAGTGGCAAAACTACCTGTGCTGCTGGATATCTTTTATGGTATGCAATGTTTAATCCAGATCAAACAATCTTAGTTGCTGCACACAAGTATACTGGTGCTCAAGAAATTATGCAGCGTATACGCTATGCATACGAATTATGTCCAAACCATATACGTGCAGGTGTTGTAAACTATAACAAAGGTACTATTGAATTTGAAAATGGTAGCCGTATTGTAAGCCAAACAACAACTGGCAACACTGGTCGTGGTATGTCTATATCACTACTATACTGTGACGAATTTGCATTCGTTCCACCCAACATAGCTGAAGAGTTTTGGACTTCAATATCTCCTACCCTAGCAACTGGTGGTAAAGCTATTATTACTAGCACGCCAAACAGCGACGAAGATACATTTGCTACTATTTGGAAACAATCACAACAGAAGTTTGACGAATACGGAAACGAACAAGACGTTGGTTCCAACGGTTTCTTTGGATACATATCACAGTGGAGTGATCATCCAGACAGAGACGAAGAATGGATGAAGGTCGAAATTGGACGTATTGGTGAAGAACGCTTCCGCCGCGAATACGGATGTGAGTTCCTAGTTTATGACGAAACACTTATTAGCAGTTTGAAACTAGCAGAGATGACAGGTATATCACCCATAATGAATATGGGTCAAACTCGTTGGTATAAGAAACCTTCATCCGAATATAACTACGTTGTTGCACTGGACCCTGCTATGGGAACAGGTGGTGATAACGCAGCAATACAAGTTATTGAAATTCCAACTTATATACAGGTTGCAGAATGGCAGCATAACATAACTGCTATTCCTGGACAGGTACGTGTATTAAAGGATATTTGCCAGTACATAGCTGATATAACCAAAACCGGTGGTAGCAACATATATTGGAGTGTTGAAAATAACAACATTGGTGAAGCAGCACTTCTAGTAATTAATGATTTTGGTGAAGAAAATATCCCAGGACTCTTTATTAGTGAGCCTATTAGAAAAGGTCATGTGCGTAAATTCCGCAAAGGATTTAATACTACGCACAGCAGCAAAATCACAGCATGTGCTAGATTAAAAACAATGATTGAGAATAATCACCTAACTGTTAACAGCAGACCTTTAATAAGCGAATTAAAAAACTTTATTGCTACTGGTAGTAGCTTTAAAGCAAAACCTGGGTCAAACGACGACCTTGTAAGTTCCCTCATACTATCATTGCGTGTCATATCTGTTATGAAAGATTGGGATCCTAATGTATATAAAACGTTCAATCAAATACAGGTAGAAGAAGACTACGAGCCACCAATGCCGATATTTGTTACAAGCTATTTTTGATAAATAATATTATGGAAAATGATACAAAATTAAATAGTGTTGCCAAGGAATTGTATGATTTAATCAGTACTAGATTTACTGATTTAAAACTTGGTGATGAAACAGCGAATGTGGTCACTGAACCGGATTACGCCAGGTTCTTTGATTTTACCTATAGTGGTAACGGTGTAAAACTAGGCAAAATTAGTATTAGTGTAGACGACTCTGCGATAACTGTTATTTTTAATAAAGACTTGATGAGTAACCAACCTGAAGGTACAAAACAAGGTTGGTATTCTTTTTTAAGAAAAATAAGAAAAATTGCAAGCGTAAATAGACTTACGTTCGATGTAAGAGACATAACAAAATCTAATCTTTCTAAAAGAGATTATCAAGTCATTTCAAACGAAAAATTTAAAGGAACTACCATGGCCGAAAGTAAATTCTATGGAACCAGCAATAGAAGCTATCTAAATATGGGTGAAGCTAGAATAGTTATTAAACATTCAAAACCCGTAAATCTTGAAAATGCAGTTAGCAGAACACAAAATATAGAAAGTATCTATATTGAAAGTTCATCAGGTGAACGTTACAAGTATCCATACAAGCATTTATCTGGTGCGAAAGCTATGGCAAGACATGTAAGTGAGGGCGGGAATCAATATGATGATTTTGGCGTTCATATTATGAGTTTAAGTGAAGAACTTTCAAAGTTGGGTAAGTTTAAACGATACATGGGCCGCGGCGGCGTGATGGCAGAAAGCCTTGCATCATATGTTGATGCAGTGAACGAACGTGCTGATGAAATAAGAAATAAGCTGTCAAAATTACAGCGTGAAACCTTTTATAAAGAGTCATTTGAAACTTTTGAAAAGTCAGACTTGGTAGAAGTTCCAGAAGACATTGCAGAAAATTGGGTAGACCAGTTAACTATAAAGCAATTTAATGAAGAATTAAAAGACGTATTCCCCTACATATATAGAATAGTAAGTGAAAAAACAAAAGCTGAGGTCCTGGGTCCAGATGATATCATTAGTGAGATTGAGGATCGCACTCAGACAGATCTTGACAATGCTAGTGCAATGATGCCAAAACATAAAGAACTTCAAAATCGACATGTTGACGCAGCCAATAATGCACTTAAAAAGGGTGACCGTGACCTTGCTGAAAAGCATAAAGAAGCTGCAAGACTACACGGTAGAGCTGAATCAAAACTAGGTTGGGGTATAAAAGACGCAGCTGAATATTCAAAACAAGCAATTGAATTGACAAAACAACTTGGTCTCCCACCAATGTCTGATGTAGCAGAAGACAATGATCCATGCTGGGATAACTATAAACAAATAGGCATGAAGAAAAAAGGCAACCGCGAAGTACCAAACTGTGTTCCTAGAGAAGAAATTGAACTTGAGGCAGCATTCGACAGACTTATGGGACAGTTTGCAGACAACCCAGTTGAAGAAGGCATAAAAGATAAACTAAAAGTATTAGCACTTATAGGTTTGGCCGGAATGGGCGGCAACATGGCACTAGATTCAATCAGTGCTAAAAACTCTCCATTGGGAAAAGCATTAGCTGTAGCTGCACAACAGGGCGACGAGGATGCCGAATATCACCTAAAACATCTAGACTCATACATAGATGGTAGAGATACACAGGCATTAAAACTGTTAAGACACAAGTACTTAGGCGACGAACAATTTGAAGAATCTGACATAGAAGACGACATGGAAGAATGTCCATGTGATGACAATCCTATGCCAGCAGAACCAGAACAAAAACCCATGCCATCATTGTCAGATTTTATACTTTCATTCTATGACAAAAACACAGGTCAATTCCCCAAAGGCGAAACATCTGTTCTAACAATGGTGGAAAAAGACTATGGTGACAAGTATGTGCCAATGGCTACTGAGTTCATAAACAGACTACATGGAGTTTATGAAAAACATACCCAAGAGCAACCATACTTGGAACGCATGAAGCGGTTAGCTGGTATATAATATTGTTACTGCCCAGTTGGGCAGTAACTTGTTTTAAAATTGTTGGCTCACAAAAACCAATAATTTTGTTGACAAAGATAAATAATTTGTGTAGTATATGAACTGTGCTACACAAATTTAGGCACTTAGTAAAGAGTAATAATAGGCATTAAGGAGGCAAATTACTATGGCATCATTAGCAGAAATTCGAGCAAAACTTAAAGAGCAAGAGACTCGCGGTTCCGGCAACACTTCAGGTGGTGGAGATAATGGAATATTTCCATTCTGGAACATGAAAGAAGGACAATCAAGCACAATCCGTTTCCTACCAGATGGTAACGACCAGAATACTTTCTTCTGGGTTGAGCGTGCTATGATCAAACTTCCGTTTGCTGGAATTAAAGGTGAAGCAGATAGCCGTCCAGTCCAAGTACAGGTTCCTTGTATGGAAATGTATGGTAAAGGTGAAGTATGTCCAATACTTTCCGAAGTACGTGGATGGTTTAAAGACCCTACCCTTGAAGACATGGGTAAAAAATATTGGAAGAAGAAGAGCTACATTGCTCAAGGTTTGGTTGTTTCTAGCGATCTAAAAGAAGAAGCAACCCCAGAAAATCCTATTCGTAGATTCATAATTGGTCCGCAAGTGTATCAGCTTATCAAAGCTGCATTGCTTGATCCTGATCTTGAAGAATCTCCAACTGATTACACTAGTGGTTTGGACTTCAGACTTATTAAGACTAGCAAAGGTGGCTATGCTGACTATAGCACTAGCAACTGGGCACGTCGTGAACGTCCACTTTCTGATTCAGAAATGGCCGCAGTAAACAAGTATGGATTGTTTAACCTAAACGACTTCATTCCCAAGAAACCAACTGAAACTGAACTTAAAGTTATTAAGGAAATGTTTGAGGCTAGTGTTGATGGTGAAGCATATGATGCAGCACGTTGGAGTCAATACTTCAAGCCTGCAGGCATGTCAGCACAAACTGGTGATCCGGTTGCAAAGGCACCGAGCACTCCTGCTGCAAGCAGCATGAGCAGCCGCGTAACTGTTGACAACACAACGGATGACGACGATATTCCTTTTAAGTCAGAGCCCGCTCCGGCTCAGACAAAAGAGGAAGCACCAAAGCCAGCTGCTGGCGGCGGCGCCCAGGACATTCTTGCAATGATCCGCGCACGTTCAAACAAGTAATAACATCGTATGGGGACATAACGTCCCCATACCTCTGACTTTAAGGGAAAGTAAGTATGGCTAGTAAAACATTTGATCCAACAAAATTTAGAAACGGAATAACTAAAAGCATCCCAGGGATGAGTGCAGGTTTCCATGACCCAACTGATTGGATTAGCACTGGCAACTACGCACTGAATTATCTTATTAGTGGTGACTTTTATAAAGGTATTCCACTGGGAAAAGTAAGTGTGTTTGCGGGTGAATCTGGGTCTGGAAAAAGCTACATTTGTTCTGGTAACATTGTTAAACATGCACAAGAACAGGGTATCTTTGTTATTCTTATCGACAGTGAAAACGCACTTGATGAATCTTGGCTACACGCACTCGGTGTGGACACAGACGAAAGCAAGTTGCTAAAACTTAACATGGCAATGATTGACGACGTTGCCAAGACAATTTCTACATTTATGAAAGATTATAAAGATCTTTCACTAGAAGATAGACCAAAAGTATTGTTTGTTGTTGACAGCTTGGGCATGTTAATGACTCCGACTGAAGTAAATCAGTTTGATTCAGGTGACATGAAAGGCGACATGGGTCGCAAAGCAAAAGCACTGAAAGCACTTGTTACTAACTGTGTTAACATGTTTGGTAGCTATAACGTTGGGTTGGTAACTACTAACCACACTTATGCAAGTCAAGACATGTTTGACCCAGATGACAAGATATCCGGTGGTTCAGGATTCGTTTATGCTAGTTCTATTGTTGTTGCTATGAAGAAACTCAAGTTAAAAGAGGATGAAGATGGCAATAAGACTAGTGAAGTTAACGGTATCCGTGCAAAGTGTAAAGTTATGAAAACACGCTATGCAAAGCCGTTTGAAGATGTGGAGGTCAAGATACCTTATGAAACAGGTATGGATCCATTCAGTGGATTAATTGATCTTTTTGAAAAGCAGGAACTACTTGTTAAGTCTGGTAATAGATTACAATATACTAGACCCAATGGTGAAATAATGCTAGAGTATCGTAAGGCATGGACTGGTGACAAGCTTAAAGTCATAATGAATGATATTTCAGAGAATCCAAAGTTTTCTATAAATAGTTCTGAAACTGACGAAGAAGCAGTTGATAACCAGGAGCCTGATGATGAAGGAAGAACAGATAGTTGAGATATGGTCCCTCTTTAGGGAATATATTGATAAAAAAACCTTAGACGTTGTAGCTGAAAAATACGTTGACTTACTTGCAGATTATGGTGTTGATGACCTAGTTTTGAAAGAAGCAATGGGTGCTGACAACGAACTAGACAATGCTATCATATACTATTTGGATATTGATGACGACGACAAAGAGTGGGAATAACCATGGGATGGTATAGCGAAATTTCTAGAGATATATCAAAGATACCAGACGCTATTGCTTATTTTGAAAACGAATTACTTTCTGCAAAGCACGAAGTTAGACTACGTGGTAATTTGGAAAAAGCAGCAGCAGAACTTCCTGGTATAGTTGAACACAGGTTTAACCAACTACAAGAAATTGAAGCTGTACTAGAATACTTAAATATTGAACTGCGTAGATTACGCAGTTCATTTTTCAGAAAGTATTTAGAAAACTACAACCGAGCGCTCTCTAGCAGAGACGTGGAGAAGTATGTTGACGGTGAAACTGATGTAGTTGACTACGAAAAGATTATTAACGAGTTTGCATTGTTGCGTAATAAATGGTTAGGTGTTTTAAAATCACTTGACCAAAAGCAATGGCAAATAACCAACATAGTAAAATTACGTGTTGCTGGTATGGAAGATGCTACTCTTTAAACCATAAAAAATCAACATGTTGTTGGACAATGCACTGATACCCCAGACTTTCCATATATTTGTAATATGTTTGATCACCGGATTTACTTCCGTTATCTTCTATACAAATATATGTAATGCTCTGGGTTTTCCAGTCTATACAATCCATTATAGCAAGTTCAGCCCCTTCGACGTCAATTTGTAAATAATCTATCTTTTTTGGTAATTTTAAATCATTCCATGACTTTGTGGGAACTATAATTTTAATAGCTTTGTCTATTTGATTAATATGATATTGGTCTAGAGTTTCTAATATACCATTCCAGGCAGGATCGTTTTGATAAACAGCAAATTCAGTAAAACCGGACTCTTTCCATATAGCCACATTTTCACAGCGACAACTTCTGTTTTTAACGAGTTGTTCATAAGAGCTTGGCGTTGGTTCAAAACATGCACCACGCCATCCAGCTTTTTCCAATATTATTGTGCTGTTTTTCTTCCTACCATCAAACGCACCTATTTCAACATAAAAACCGGGATTTTTATTTTTCCATATTGCGTCAAGGAATATTTTAGTAAGTCTAGGATGTTTCATAATTTTCTCTATTCAATATATTTATTTAAAAAATAACTTGAAATGCGAATAACATGTGTTATAATATTATTAAAAGGAGTACCTCATGGGTTCAATAGTTTTAGTTACTGGTGGTTTTGATCCAATACACAGTGGACATATTGCTTACTTTAAGGCTGCAAAACAGTTGGGTAGTAAGCTAATAGTTGGTGTAAACAGCGATGCTTGGCTTACTAGAAAAAAAGGTCGGCCGTTTATGCCCTGGACTGAACGTGCAAATATAATAAAAGAATTGTCCGTAGTTGATGATGTTATTGAATTTGACGACAGTGATGGCAGCGCAAATTTTGCTATTTACAAGTGTTTACAACAATATCCCAACAGCACAGTTATATTTGCAAATGGTGGTGATAGAACTCCAGAAAACATTCCAGAATTCATATACAAAAATACACCATGGGTTAGATTTGTCTTTGGAGTTGGCGGCGGTGATAAAAAGAATTCCAGTAGCTGGATTCTTGAAGAATGGAAAAATCCTAAAACAAAACGTCTTTGGGGTTGGTATAGAGTACTAGACGACAAACCTGGTTACAAAGTAAAAGAACTAGTGATTGAGCCTGGTAAGAGTCTGAGCGATCAACGACACTTCTTTAGGAGTGAACATTGGTATGTCCTTAAAGGAACCTGCAATTTAAAAACAGAAGTAGCAAACGGTGGTGTAGTTACTAACACACAACTTACTGAATTGACAACTGGATATGTCATCCCCGTAAATACATGGCATCAGGCAAGCAATCCTACAGATGAGCCCTGCCATATACTAGAAGTACAATATGGTGAAAAGTGCATTGAAGATGATATCGAAAGACGCGAATGACAAACAAAATTTTTATTGGATGGGATAGTAGAGAAGATATTGCATATCAAGTATCTAAGTATAGTGCTGAACGCAGATCTTCTAATGTAGAAGTAATTCCACTAAAACAAAGAGAACTACGAGAGTCTGGATTATATTGGCGTGACGTTGATAAATTAGCAGCCACTGAGTTTACTTTTACTAGATTTCTCATCCCAGAGTTAACTAACTACACTGGGTGGGCTTTGTTTATGGATTGTGATATAATATTCCAGGAAACACCAAATGCATTGTTTGATTTGGTTGACGACCGATATGCAGTTATGTGTGCAAAACATGATTATACTCCTAAAGAAGGTATGAAAATGGATGGTCAAAAACAAACAATATATCCAAGAAAAAATTGGAGCAGTGTTATGCTTATTAATTGTGGCCACCCAAGTAACAGACTGCTGACTAAAGAACTTGTAAATGATCCAGAAACCAATGGTGCTTATTTACATAGGTTTAGTTGGCTTAAAGACGAAGAAATTGGTACTATTAGTCATGAATGGAATTGGCTAGTGGGGTGGTATAAACAACCAATTGACGGTGAACCTAAAGCACTTCACTACACCGAGGGTGGGCCTTGGTTTGAAAATTACAGGTTTTGTGATTATCATACTGAGTGGAAAAGTGAACTAAGTGACATGATGCAAGATGAAATGTATAAGTAAAAATTTATCTGATCCATATATTAATATGTTTGCGGCAGGCTCAAACCTGCCGCTTTTTGACTATTCAGACATAACAGACGGCGACGTTATATTAATACGTGGGATGACAAAGAAAAAATTAATACATCATTATTGGGATACTGGTACTGATTTTTATTACATGGATACTGGAT